GTCACTACTATCAACTGAGACTGGATCCAAACGAAACTGGAGCAACAGTAGAAGTAGAACAGGTAGACGGTGCATACACCACAGCCCCTCCTGCTGGCAAGGGCTATCAAGGCTATATGCTGGGAGAAGATGCTACACCAAATGGCTCACAGTTTGGACATGGTATTCAGTTTCCTGCTTCGCCTAACAAGTATGATTATTTTTTAAGAACTGATTTTAGACCCAAGAGAATGTTTCAGTTTGACGGCAACAAGTGGGTGAAAGTACATGATGATGTAAGAATGACAATGACAAATTCACAAGACAGACGCACACAGAAGACAGGGTTTATCAATAACCGAAACTTTGTGTACAACGATCTAGCAGCACAGGACGTAGTTAATTTAGAGAAAGGCGATACAGAAATACACACTGACATCGCAGTCACAGATCAAGCAGAGCATCTTGTGTTAAAATATGATACACTAGAAAAATCCTATGCTGTAGCAGATTATCCCGCAATGATTACCACGCAGGACAGTTCTCGAATTACAATAGAACTGCCTGAAATATCCGGTGTTCAAGAGTCAATCGACTACACAGGCGCGTGGGAAGTGAAATTCTATCGCAACAGAGAAGCAGAGCGACAGGCACTGTCGAAAGCACTTAGACCACGGGCAGATAACTAATGTCGAATCAATTAGACCATTTTTACGACGGACAACTAAGAAGATACATCACTCAGATGGTAAGAATGATGAGTGGCTTTTCCTATAAAGACGGTTCGGGCAACGTAGTCACAGTACCTGCGATGTACGGCGATCTTACTCGTCAGGTTGCGAATATTATAAGAAACAATTCAGAAAACAAAATTCCAAACGCGCCTCGAATGGCGCTGTATGTCACAGGCCTAGAACTAGACACTTCGAGACTGGCAGATTCATCTTATGTCAATAAAGTCAATATTAGAGAAAGAGAATTTGACTCTGCAGGCAACGAATATCTAAACACAGAAGGCAAGAACTATACTGTCGAACGTCTCATGCCGACACCCTACACGCTGACAGTTACTGTAGATCTATGGAGCACAAACACAGATCAGAAACTGCAGATACTTGAGCAGATACTAATGCTGTTCAATCCTTCTCTAGAATTACAAACCACTGATAATTATCTTGACTGGACTTCTCTATCCGCAGTGTATCTAGATTCAATAACTTGGAGTTCAAGAACAATACCTCAGGGAACAGAAACAGAAATAGACGTGTCTACACTGTCATTTACCACGCCTATATACATTTCGCCTCCTGCGAAAGTAAAACGAATGGGTGTTATTACGGACATTGTCAGTCGTATTCATAATTCCAAACAGGAGTTAATTGATGCTACAACAGATATTGATTTTTCACTGCCCGAAGGTGACGCTGATATTCAAACAGAACTATTTGTAAACGAGTCGGGGGATCTAGAACGTGCGACTACGAGGAAAGACTATGACACAGAACAATCTGTGCTCGCAATTCTCAAAACCACCTATCAGAATATTGATCTGCTGGTTTTGAATAATACCCTACAACTAGTAAAAAACGGCGCAGTAGGCGGAATATCATGGTGGCAGTTTTTAGAAGCATTTCCGTTCAAGTTTGAAGAAGGCATATCAACTATACGATTACAGCGTTCGGATCTACCAACAGAAATTGTAGGTACACTTGCTGTCTCTACAGATGACACAGTTGCGCAAGTAAACTGGGACGAGGATTCAATTCCCACTGACACTGTAATTACCAGCAGTTTGGGCCCAAGATCTAAGATAGATTATATTATCGATCCGCAAAAATCAAATCCTCAAAACCTAGATCTAAGTGCCAATCCAAGGATGTTAATACTAGCATCAATTGGCGACTCTCAAAACACAGACGGCGCCGACGCTTGGAAGAACGCGGACGGGTCGGATTTTACTGCTACTGGAAACGACATTATAGAATGGACAGGCACAAAGTGGCAGATTGTGTTTGATTCTAATGGCTCTGATTCCACAGTGACGCCAGTTTACACTACCAATCTTAACACTGGCGTACAGTATAAATTTGAAAATTCTGAATGGCGGCTGTCATTTGAAGGCGAATATCCGAACGGAACCTGGCGCATCGAATTCTAAAATAACTACAATTATGCAGGAAATTACTTGTTCAGGCGCTTTATTTTACAGTCTTGATTCTCAAAGATTCCTTTTCTTACACAGGACCCGTGGCAAACACAGTAATGTATGGGGTATAGCAGGCGGTAATCTTGAAAAACTAGAAACTGCGTGGCAAGGGGCTGAAAGAGAAATTAGAGAAGAAATAGGCGAAGTCGATATTCTTAAAATAATACCACTTGAAAAGTTCCTTGCTAGAGACAACGATTTTTCTTTTCATACCTACCTCTGTATAATTGAAAAAGAATTTATACCTGACCTAAATCTCGAACACGACGGATATGCATGGGTTGCCTACAAAAAATGGCCTAGACCTCTGCATTATGGTTTAAAAAATACACTTCAAAAAAAACACAACCTGAGCAAAATAGAAACAGTATTTCATCTAGGAGAATTATTAAACAAATGACAGATAAAAGACACGGTGTTATTGAAAAAGGTTGGGGTAATGAACTTATCTGGGCAAACACTGACACCTATTGTGCCAAAATCCTTGTATTCCTTGCCGCTGGTTCTAAAACTTCTATGCACTTTCACACACAAATTGATAAGTCCTTTTTTGTTAATTCAGGTGCTTTTCTTGTAAAATGGATAGACACTGAAAAAGGAGTTTTGCTAGAACAGAGATTTTCCGAGGGCGAAACATGGTTTAATCCTAGACTACAACCACACCAAATCGAAGCTGTTACTGAAGCAGCTAGTCTTACGGAAGTGTCTAACGGTGATAACATAAATGATTGTCTTAGAATACTGCAGGGTAATAGCAATGATTGATATCTACTGGGGCGATACTGAAAATTATCCTGTACATGCTACTACTAGTAAAAAAACTGTAATAGGCCTAGACAGAGACGGTGTAATAAACAAGGACAAAGGATCGATAAAAAATCCAAAGGATCTAGAGCCTATAGAAGGCAGCCTTGAAGCAATTACACAACTCAAAAACCTTGGATATCCTGTAGTAATTTTATCTAATCAATCTGGTATATCCAAGGGGCTAATGACTTCTGAGGACGTAGAAAGTGTAAACGAGAATCTATTTAAAATGCTAGGCGAAGCCGGTTGTGCTTATATAGACGGATTATATTATTCAACCAGCAGTCATAAAACAGATTACTATGCTAAACCTAATACAGGAATGTTCAAACGCTGTGAAGAAGAAAATCCTATCATACGTTTTCGAAATGGCTATTTTGTTGGTGATAAATTAAGCGATCTTAAAGCAGCTATCAACATAGGAGCTGCACCTATTTTAGTAAGAACTGGCTACGGTTGTGAAACAGAAAAGCTGCTTAAAAGATACACCTATAAAAAAATAAAACAGAAAACAAAAATATACGATAATCTAGCTGAGTTTGTATCTCAGCTTACTTAAATCCTACACTAGCACCTTTTTTATCCTGCTTCTTTCGTTGTTCTTCTGCTTTTCTTGATCTTTCTTCTGGAAAATACTCTTCTTTTCCCATTTGTCCCTGAGGGCCAAAATACTCTGACGTAGTGTGTCTTACACTCATACTGGCTTTTCCTTCCATTCTAAAATTAGGAGCAGATATCAGTCTCTCAAGATTTTTAGAATCAGAAGTTTCGCATTCTGGGCATTTTTCAGGGTAGTCATCAAATCCACAAAAATCTACCCATTCGTGATTGCATTTTTTGCATCTATAATCATATAATGGCATATTATCTCCTTAAGCCTGAGCTTCGCCCCATTTGATAACTATGTTTGCTTCTGTGTCTGTACCGCTTACCTTGTATACGTTTATAGCAAGAACGTCTGGCCCGTTTGGAAAGGTTCCTCTGCCACCTAGTGGAGTATTAGTAAGCTCTTTAAGAGCATCTAAACTAAGTTCAGAAAGCTCACCAGGTTGAGCAATAAATGAGAACACAGTTTCACCAGGTTCGCCGTATGGCGGTTGAGAGAATTCAAATTCAACCTCGTCTGTTGCAGTAAATGTACCAGAATAAGAGTTATTAAAGGTAATTCTTAAAAATGTTGTTCCTCCGAATTCTTCTTCTGTGATGCTTACTACTTCTGTTCCTGCTGGAAAAGTCACGGCACCGCCAGATACTGGTGTTCCCGGGGTTACTCCGGCATTTACTGTCGATTGTTGGTTCAGAAAAACAAAGTTTCTGTTCTCAGTCGTAAATCTTCTTTCAATAGTCACTGTACCTGTAGTAGAACCAGAATAACTAGCAAATAGAAACAACCTTGTCCTGTCACGTCGTCTTTGAATGAAACCAATTCTTATTCCACTACCGAAATCGGCAGTGCCGCTGGTACCAACAACAAAGTCTCCTACCTGTGGGTCTACCGCGTCGGCAGAATCATTTGTGATATCTACTATGCTTGTGTTAGTTCTGTTAAATCTAATGTTAGCAGTATCCTGCAAAGAAGCCTGACCTTGAACTAACTCTGTTACAACTTCATCCGAAGTTGTCCAGTCAATAGCACCGCCCGAAGCTATCTGAGCAAAGCTAGGCTGGCCACCTTGCGAGACGTTGCTGAGCCCTGACCAACGAACGCTGCCAGGATCTTCAGGATAGTTTTGAGGATTAAGTATACCTTCCACAACTATACCTCCCTGAATAGTTGTGCCGTCTGCGGCTTCGTCGTTTGAGGTAATTTCTATGCCTTGCAGCAACAGTTGAGCTCTGTTTAACAATTCGCGTTCGCCTAGATCTCCTACTAGAGAATTAGACACACTAGGTGCTAATCTAAGCATGAACGCAGTTTGCTGAGTTGTGCTTACTGTAATACCCGATTCTACATACGAGAAAATGTAGCCCCTGTCGTCATCAAACTGGCCGTCTGTAATAAATGCAGATCCCCAGTGACTGATAAGCGGGGTAATTGTGCTGGATATTAGTATTACTCCTGTTCTGTCTGCATGAGATACTGCATCTCCTGCAGAGTAGGATCTTGTAGCACCTGCTTGAAAACTAGTTAAACTTACAGCTCTTTGCAATCCGGTTAATTTGTTTTCTGCGTCGTCTTTTCCGGTATATCTGATGATTTCGTTGTCAATGTACAGTGTGCCCTGCTCTGGAAAAAAAGACGAATCTTCTAGGAAAAGTTCAGAGTCGCTAGCTTCTAGTGTTGCTGTAAGTTTGCCCGGCGGCCCTTCGTTTGTTACTTCATATCTAACAGGAAGGTTTCCTGATCTCATAAAGGCTTCAGTATTAACGTTTGAATTTCTCATTCTATGAGCATATACAAAATTACCGTCAGCACCTCTTACCATAAAGTCAATAAAACCAGCACCGTACCACGAGTATTGAATTCCTATCATCTGCATCTTTGCTATGTCTATATCATAGCCGCTCGGTCCTGTGCCGTCTAATCTATCGATATTGAAATCGGCTTGTTTTATTTTTTTGTTTCTAACTAACATGCCTTTAGCTGCAGGAACATCTACTACGCCTCTCCAGTCTGGAGCAACAGTCATTTCTGTCTGACTGTTTACGTGAGAAATAACGTGCGTCATGCCTTTGACTACAATTTTATCACCTGCTCTTAGCTGGTCTCTAAATCGAGTATTTGTACCAGTAATTACATTATCATCAACCTGTAACGCAAGTGTGCCTGCTATTTGAAAGGTACTTGTACGTTGTACTACTGAAATTTGTGTGCCATCATATTCCCAAAATATTCCGTTTTGATCGTCAAAAATTCCCGAACGAACTGTTGAGCCGTGCCAAGCAATTACGCTCATTTGTGCGCCGAATCCCAGCGTTGCTATTGTAGATCCTAGTCTTCTCTTAGACCGAACTTGAAAGGTTCTTTCGTCTACGACATTTACAACCTCGTAATCAAATTCAGGCGGAATAGCAGTTTCAGGTCCTGAATTATATCCCGGAGTTTCGATGCCTAGCAGTCTTATTATGCCGCCTTGCTGCACTCCGTGATCGTTGTCGTCCGTTGTAATAGTTATAAGAGAATTTACTTCAACACCGTCTGCTGTTACTGATCTAAGATCATACGAAGGAGCAAAAAGAGCACCAGTTGTATACATAATGCCTTTGCCTGACTGATATCTTATGTATTTTTTACTCTGTCTAACAGCGGACGCGCCGTGCTGTGGCCCACCGGTGCCTAGCTGAACACCGCCGTCAAACGGTCTATGCACAAAGAAGCTGTCTGGTCTGCTGTATACATCGCCGGATATTGGGTCGCTTCCTCCGCTTGTATCAATAGAGCCGGGCGCTCGTGCGGTGTAACGCAGTTGTGTCACGTTTGGTATCTCAGACACAAAAAAGCTGCCTGCAGCAAGAAGATGGCCGTTTGTTTCTGTTTCGCTATCTGTGTCAACTATAAATGTGTCACCTGGCACTAGTCCGTGAGCGCTGTCGAATTCTATTTCTATAGTAGCCAACAATTCATAATCTATGGTAGAGTCTTTCGCAAATATATCAACTGTAGGTTCACTGATAATCACCACCGAAAATAGATCCAATTCGGTTCCTAAAACAGCTACATCAAAAATTTCATTCACTGTAGATATTGCGCCGCTGCTATCTACCGATTGAATATAAATTATAAGATCGTTTTCAGGAGACTCTCCGCCAAGAGACGATCCTTCTACTAAAACTCTATTACCAACAGCATATTCTGTGCCGGCACTAGTAATTGATACAACATATTCTTGATTCTCACGTAAAATTTCAAAAACAGCGCCAGACCCAGAAGGTTGTTGCAGACTACCTGTCACTGTAAATGTTGCAGCGTCTTGCACGGCGGTACCGCTTGAAATAGACACTGCTGTGATCTCTCCTGTTTGATCTACACTGTCTATCAAAAGCACAAGGTCGTTATCTGGCGTATCACCAAATAACTCTGTTCCTAGAATTGTTATATTGTCTCCGGATGCAAAATTCTCTCCGCCTGAAACAATTGTTACATTTGTGTATGAGCTATTGTCTAATGTAACATCAAAGCTTGCATTTGTGCCTACGAGATTAGTACCACCAGCAACATCTAATTGTTCTCCACTGTTTGCTGCAGTTCCTGTTAAAGACACTGAGGTTATGGAGCCCGACTCTACACCGGTGATGGTAACAGTCAAATCGTTATCCGGACTTTGACCGCCAAGATCAGTTCCTGATATTTCTATTGTTTCTGAATTTACAAAATTCTGGCCGCCGTCAGAAATAATAATACTGTAGGTAGTACCGGTTCTAGTAACGGTAAAGTCTAACCCAGTACCCGAACCAGAATAGGTAAAAGGTGGATTTGTATAATCTTCTTGTGCATCAGGCGCAGTGCCTTCAAACTCTACTGCTATGATCGATCCGCTGGTTCCTGTTTGTGTTACGGTGATAACTAAATCATTTGCAGGAGTTGATCCGAGCGGTAAAATTAAATCGCCTGTGACTAGTATTCTATCACCTACTACGTAACCTTCAGATGCATCCGGAGACGCTATATCAACTGTTGTGTACTCGTTATCTGTATATGTGATATCAAATGCCGCTAAAGAACCATTGCCGCCTTCTACTTCTATATTATCTACAAAAAAAGTGCCGGTTGCATCAAAGGCTGTTCCTTCGGTAATTGCAGATATTATACTGCCATTAGAACTTACTGAGTCAACGATAATTACAAGATCGTGGGTAGGAGATTCTCCTCCTAATTCATCGCCAGTGATAAGTATTCTATCTCCCCGCGCATATGCTGATCCTGATGAAGTAATTGTAACGGTATATTCTCCATTTGCTTTTGCAACTTCAAACTCAGCACCTACTCCGACACTCAAAACATTTGTTCCGGTTATATTTTCATAAACTGTTTTGTTTCCAATAATTTCTGATAAAAATGAATCAGAAAATGAAACTGTGTTATCCGATACATTGTTGACATAAATTGCTGTGCCGTCGCCTTTGTCTGCTGCTAAATCCTGTATAACAGTAGCCCCGTCTTCTACCTCTATTTGGTTTGCCCCGGTTGTGTAATCTCCTATGATTTTTGGCGTAATAAATACTCCACCGCCCGCGCTTGTTTCTATAGATCCTGTTACCTGGGTACCTTGAGCAAAAGACGCATTATTAACAAAAGGAGCACCTATTTCAGGTGTTGGTCCGTCGTATGGGATAATGGTGCTACCGGTTGCAACGTCCAGCTCTGCTACCAGCGTTCCGGCACTTCCTTGGCTAGCAATTACAAATTCTGGATTACCTATAGAAGCACCGGTGTAAAATCCTGCTTCTCTCAGCTGCGTAAATGCAGTGTCTACACGCTCTCCATTTGTGTTACCTACCTTAGATTTTGCAAAGTAGGTAAATTCTATATCTGACAGCACTTCCGTGACAATAAAAGAACCTTCTGCTCTTGCTGCGCCAGATACAGAATCGTTTAATCCTTTTATTGTAATAGGTGTGCCAGATTCAAATCCGTGTCTTGTTACTGTAGTAACAGTAATCAAACTTTGGCCAATTCCTTCTGACTCACTAGATGCGTCTGTTGTGATTATACTAACATTTGTATCGGTGCCTGGAACTTCGTATACCGACGGATAACCTCGCATGGTACCAATTGCCGACCATTTTGTAGTCTGCAGCCCGTACTCAAAGTCAGCGTCGAGCATAGAATACGGAGTAGCAACTCGCATTCTTTCAATTGCATCTGTGCCAAAATCAAATGGTCTTGTAGTTACTACGCTCTTGCCGTTTTCTGAAAACTCAATAAAAATCTGTAATTCATCATTCGGAGAGTGATTAGAAGTATCGTAGTTGAGAGTAATCTTTGTAATTGCGTCAGTAATCTGTAAATATGCAGAAAATTCTTCTGATTCGCCTCTTTTTTGTAGGCCAACTGTGCCGCCGGTAGCAGGATCAGCAAAGTTAAATATGATTTCGTTTTTGGTTACATTTGTAATGAGAAGTATGTCTTCGAGGTCGTATTGACCTTGAATAATAATATGACCTACGCCAACAGATTCTAGTGTAGGAAGCACACTAAGACCATTTTCTAACACGCTTGATAAGATGCCGAACAGTTCTGTGATTCTAGCATCGGAGGCAGGATCTGGTGTTTTTTCTGTGTCTATTACTTGACTTTCTACTACATTTTGTGCATCGTACTCTTGATTATCTAGTATAAAATCTAAAACAAGATCTTTAATAAACACCATGGTTTCTGTTTCTGACGCTCTTGTGCCTGATATTTGTGCAGTATCTTGTTCCCAATATTGACGGGCTTTTTCAAAGGTATTACTATTCCCACCATATCGTAAATCCTGCAGCACTGATTCTAGATTCTGTCTTACATCTTGTTCTAGTTGATCGGAATCAAAAGCATAACTTGCAAATCCGTATTCAGAATCTACATACGATATAGTTTCTTGGACTATAAACTCTTTGTTTAATGCGATTAAATCAAAAGCATCTGGAAACAGTTTATCATTTCTTCCGATGCCTGGTTTAAAACTGTAATTTTTTATCTGCGTTTTTGCCATATTTTATAATCCAAATGCAATTGAAAAGGCTATGTCTCTGGTATCAACATATTTTTTGTTTGTTATACTATTTTCGTTGTTTAGAATTTCGTTTACAGTAGCAGATGTAAAAGCTGCAACATCGGGTACAGATTGTCCTATCTCTGTCGAATTGATTGTAGAGTTGACTATTGGAATTTCTAAACCTGTAGTTTGGATTTTTCCAATTGATTGGCCGTCTATGCTTAAAGTGATTTTATTTTGTGCATCTATGTCTAATACTGAGTTTGAGGTGATATTATCTGTAAGTAATTGACTATCTACCAAGACAGAATCTACCAACAAATTCTTTGATATTGCTACACCTCCTGCTACTAACACAGATGCTGTGTCAAAGTCCGATGCTTCGGTGCCATCTGTTACTTCAATAGTAGAAAAAACACCTACAGGATCTAAAACATTAATTGTTCCAAGTACGTCTTGTTCAAAATTCGAATAAAAAATTTGATCTTGATCATAATCGATAGGAATTGTAAGTCTAAAAATGCCCTCAGATTGATTCAAAGCTGCCGCGCCTTCGACTCCTAGGCTGTGCGTGATTCCTAATGCATAGAGTGTTTCTTGATCTTGTTCTAGTAAATTCCAAGTAAAATTTTCTAGTTGCAGTTTAAAGCTGTATTCTTTTCCTTTGTCTAAATTAAGTTCGGGAGTAATACCCTGAGTTTGGTTTTCAAACAAAAAGTTTGCTCCATTATCGCTAACTGTAAAATCATAAACTTCTTGTTCGGCTGTATTTTCTTCGGTATTAGTAGTTATTGTATTGGCAACAATATTTCCATTCTTGTCTACGGAAAATCCAGGGGATACAAAACCGAATTGCGAGGAATAAGCTTGTTCTGCTGCTCTCTTCATTGTGTGCTCCAGTATTATATTTATGTCTAATTTTTAAACTGATAGAGGCACTTTACTGGAGAAATAATTAGCAAAAAACATTAATTTTGATTTTTCTAATACCGCTGAAGTAGGATTAACTATAACATCTACATAAGATGAATTATACACTGCAGAAATATCTATCATTTCGATCGACGTGCTAATCCGAGAATAGATACTGATTTGTGTGGTTTCTAGTCCTCCTACAACCAAAGATTTTATTATTTCTCTAGTAGAAGAATTATATTCAACTGATATACAATATTCGGCTGCTGTAAAACTTCCTATATGCCATCTATCTATTAGGGTATTAGGATAAAGTAAATGAAGTTCACCAGTATAGAGAAACCCGTTGGTATTCTGTAACTCAACTGTGTTATTTGTACCTTCTTTAAATAAATTAGACGTCATAATTTTTTATACACTTTGTTACATATTTATATGTTTTTTAAGCATACAACTTTCTCTAATTCTGGAAAATATAGATAATTAATTCCGCTTTGTGCAACAGTAGAAAATGCGTCTTCTATAGTTTCTACCAAAGGTTCGCCGCCTAGATTAAAGGAAGTATTGAATAAAATTGGAATTTTGGTACGATTGTAAAATTCTTTAATTAGGTTATAAAAATGATAATTTTGCTCTGCAGTTAAAGTTTGTATCCTGCAGGTATTGTCGACATGTATAACTGAAGGGATAATCTCTTCTACGTCGGGCTTTGCATTTACAGCATACATCATATACGGAGATTCTTGTAGGCCTTTCATATCAAACCAGTCATCCGCATATTCTTGTAAAATTGTTCCTGCGAACGGTCTAAAATACTCTCGTTTCTTAATATTATTTACAAAATCTTTACCGTCTTTAAATCTTGGATCAAACAATAAACTTCGATTTCCTAGTGCCCTTGGGCCATTTTCGGATCTTCCTTGGAACATCGCAACTATTTCTTTGTTTTCTAATAAATCAATTACTGTGCTATAATCAGCATGTTGCAATTCTGCATTGTAATCATATACTAGATTTTCAAACTGTGAATATACCGGCTCTGGTCCTAGGTATAAGGTACTAGCAGGAGACTGTAGTTTGCCTATCTCAGAAAACGATTGGCTTACTATTAGTGCAGCTCCTATAGCAGTTCCGGCATCATTAGATACCGGTTCTACATATAAATTTATTTCTGAATCTTTTAATTCGTCAAGATAGCTATAATTAGCAACACAATTCAATCCGTAGCCGCCACTTAATACTACATTATTGTTACCGGAGTCTTGTACAGATTTTTTGATTAGATCTAAAACTTGTTTCTGTGTCTGAGTCTGACATGCAAACGCCAGGTCTCTTCTATTTTCAAGCTGAGACAAATCTTCAGCATTAGAATTTTCTAATTCATTGTAAAATAAATGGTTTACAATAGCAGCATTTGGATAGGTCGGAATAATCAAATTTCTATTAGATGCTGTTACCTTTCCTTGAGTTTCAAATAAATCAGGAATATTTGAATTTTCTTTTCCGTATGGAAATAAACCCATTGTCTTTCCTGCTTCGATTGCTGAAAAACCGCAATATTGTGTAACAGCTTCATAAACTTTTACTATTCCTGCTCTATCTGTAATTACTGCTGGATATGAATTGTTTTCTTCTTGTGTTTCGAGAATTACAGCAGGAGTTGGTCCTTTAACACCTATGTGCTTGTACATGGTATCGAAATCGTTTGGATATTTGCAAGAAAAAATTGTTTCGGTTTCCCATCCGATAATATTTTCATTCCCTGCATTTAGAGGAATAAATGTTCCGGCACCATCTACAATCACTGCTGTTGCTGTCTCAAAACCAGATCGATAAAATGCACAGGCAGCATGCAGCTTGTGATGCATGTGACTCAGATCGATTACCTGAGGATGATTACGAGGATCTGCTGTTTGGTCTATTAACCCTAGTTTTCTTGCCAGTCCTGTATATACATCGTCTCCAGTAAAATCTACTCTTCCTGCTGTATCTCTTAGTGTTTGGGTGTGTGCAATTACAAGGTAATCTAATCGATCAGTGTATTCTAAAACTTTAATCATAGAAGCAAACGGACCGCCGTCGTATTTTGTTCTAGACAGTCGTTCTTCTTCTATAGAAAAAACTATTTCACCGTTTTTAAGCAGACATATTCCAGCATTATGCCCTCTTGCTATTCCAGCAATCCAAATATCCTGCATGATTATTCCTTTTCCTCTTTTTCTATTTTGTCTTCGATTTGTTTTTGGCTAGGCTTCGATGTTGATACAGTTGCATGATTACTGTTAAATTTTTTAAAATTTGTATGTATTGATTTTACTATTACATTTTCAATAGCGTCGTTCATTTTCATAATGCCATCATTGTTTCTATTTACAACATCGTCAGGGACAATCCTTATTGGATCATATATTCTTTTTCCTTCCCCCATGTCTTGTATATCAAATTTTTCATAGTTTGGATAAGATACATTTTCTGAAAATGTTGATCCTATAATAACAGTGCTCGGCTTTTGCAGTGAATAAGCAATATGTTGGCCTACCGAGTCACAACCAAAAAAGTAATCCGCCGACGCAATTATGCCAGCCCAGTGTCTTAGGTCCACATCTCTAGGCTGAGCTATCGGTTGTTTAATTCCTTCTTTTTCGAAATTAAATTCGAGCTCCGACATTAGAATAATTCCAAAGTCTTTGGATAATTTTTTAATAAAGTTCAATAGATTTTGATATTCAAAACTGCGACCAGTCGAGTCGATAACATAATTCTTCATAGCATTGATACCTCGACCAAAAGGCTGAATTACAATTATGTTTTCTTTCTGCGATTTGTCTTTGACTTCGTCAACTACAAGTTTACCTTGTACTCTTTCGCTTGTGTTTAAATTAACAGTAGGAGGATTAAGTTCTCTAATTCCTTTGTTGTTAATTTCGATGTCAAACGCTTGAGACAGATTGCATTTTTGATTGTAATATTCCCAGATTCTATAAGGTTCGAGGCTAACAATATCACAATCAATTAATTTATCTTCGAACAATCCTTTATGATAAACGTCATATGCTTTTTTATGCAAACCAGGATGTCCTTTAAACATTTCCTGACCGCCTTCGCAGACTATTATAAAATCATCTGTAACTTCTTCTTGGTATTTTTCTAAAGCGGGAATAGAACACAGGACTCTGCCGGATCCTCCGTTAATAAAAAACGCTTTTGGCCTCATTATTTTTCCTTTTATGTTAGGGTTGTCGGTAAAACAAAATTTATAACTTTTCTCGAAGGATAATTCATTGGTGCTGCGCTAGCATGAAAAAGATTACTGGGAAAAATTACAGCAGTATTTTTTTTAGGTGTAATTTCTTTAACAATATTTAGGTTATAATACCCTTCAGAAAAAGTTTTATCAAAAAAACGTGTTTGTCCGTCGGCATCATGAAGATAATATATCATGCTTACACAATCGTCGCTGGGGTTATCTACATGCGGCGCGGCATAATCAGTTTCTTTACAATTCGTTTGAAAAATGTAGTTAAACTTTACTCTAGTAATTCCGGTCGGAGTTATTTGAGTCTTGTCTTCAAAAAACCATATCATTGCCATAATCAAAGGATGAAGATCGCTTGTTGGTTGATTGTTCTCACAGACAAGGTGTGTAAGCTGAGGAAACTGAATAATGTTTCTATCTGAGTTGTCATAATTTTTTTCTACGCCTGCAGAGTCATTAACAGGTCGCCATGAAAGATTTTCGCTTTCTTGTAAAACAATATCAGAAAGAGTGTTAGGTAAAAAATCGTCTATTACTATAATATTATCCATTGTGAGATATTTATTAACGATTGTAATAGGATTGATTTTTTTGAAATCTATTTTAAATTAGTTGTTTGCGGAATCTTCTGAAGTGTCGTCCTCTTCGATTTCTTCTTGTACAATTACGTCGGCTTCTTCCAGTTCTATTAACAAAGGATATGTAGGTAACGGTATAAACCAGTGATTCCAAGACTGAAATTTGTTTGGTATTTCTTCTAGTTCTTTTTTCCATTCTTCGACCGCGGTGTGTTGTTCCTGTGTGAGGTCGTCTCTGGATAGGTCATCTTTTGCAACAGCGATTTGACTGTTTAACACCCTAAGCCATGTGTCTCTTGACACAGCAGGAGTTTGATAAGGAAAGGGCTTGCTCCAGCTGTTAGTTGAAAAGATATATCTTACATTATCAAAATCGTAAGTGTCTTCTACCGGTGTGGGGTCTGGCCGCGTAAAGTATACTCGACTGTCGTTCTCAAGGCGGTATTCTTTCTGTGGCATTTCGTCTGTGTCTCTTCCAGAATTCACAATAAAATCACAGATTATCGGCTCTTGACGTGCAGAGACTTTTACAGGAATATTGTTTTCTCCTGCTTGATTGTTGAGAAATGTTAGAAATTCCTCAGATTCTTCGTCTGCTATTTGGTATCCTATTTTGGGATTTAACAGGCCGGTGTTTTTTTCCACAAAGACCCAGATGATTTCTGGGCCCAAGTATGTTGTTGTTGCTGTGAGACCTTTTTCGTCTGTGGTATACAGATATTCATCCGGTAAATTATATGTAAATTCTTGTTCTATATCACTCATTGTGTGTTTCCTTATCTGTATGTGACTTTGATAAGCCCGGGATTTCCTGGATTTCCACAGCGGCAGACACCATCTTCTGTGCCGAAGCTTACTCCGCCGACTCCTGGTGTATAACCCTGGCAAGTGCCAGGATAAGGACCTCCTAGATATAGTCCTGCAAAATCCTGAGCCCAGTTCCCGCAACTATATCTACAGCAAGATTGTAGCCAAAATACTCCGCCCATTTTATTTACGAGTCCGCCTGGATACGCCACTCCTGCCATATCCCAGCAGTGATCTGTGACACATCTTGTCCAGAAACAGCCCCTTGCTCCAGCAGCAGCATAATCTCCGCCGTATCCCTGTGCTTGACCGCAGGTTTTTGTTATTCCACAGTCTTGGAAACAAGTCCAAAGACCTCTAAATCCTCCTTCGGCACAGATTCTTACTTTTTCGTTAAAATCTGTTGTGCAGTCTATAGAACACACGCAACTGAAACAACCTGCGCAACCGTCGTTACTGCTTGAGCAGCTAGTGGATCTACCAATTATCATTGCATAGCACTCGCCTTGTGAAACAGGCACGGTCTTGGTTACAAAAGCTCCCGATCCCCCTGGAGGTCCTGACCCGCAGCAGCGTGTTCTAGCCGCGCCGCCGCCGCCGCCCCATACACTGAAAATAGCGCTGGTTGTGCCGGGCGGGGCAATAAAAGTCACACAGCACCAGTCTTGATAGCTGTCGTTTTTACATTCGAAACAGGTTACTTGAAAATCAATTACCTTTCCGTTAACAGGTTCGGCTGCTGATGCAACATCGTTTGAATCTGTGATATTTAATAAATTACGTAAACTTGCCATATTTTTTACCTATAAACTACTTTAACCATGCCTGGCCCGCCGCCCATTGCGTCACAACTGCCGTCGCCGCATGTGTTTGAACTCATTGCGCCCATTCCTGGAGTATGCTGAAGTGCTCCGCTTCCTAGACCGATAGCAGCACACTGGGCGAAATGATTGCGACAGGCATTTCCCTGCATTCTTACCATTGAGTGGCCGCCTTCTTTGGAAAACAAACCGCCTGGATACGGTACAGCAACTTTCCACCAACAGGAATTGTCTTGGCAGCAACAATAGTGCATTAGGAATCCCGGAATGCCGTATGCTCCGCAATCTGCTCCATAATATTGAGTGCAGCAGCTTTCGTAATCGTTGAAGTAGATCCAGCCTTCGCCTAGAGGGCCTGATCCACAACATGTCTGCCATAAACATTGACAGCAACCTACGCCTCCGTATCCGCCATCTGCGCAAAAGTTCGTAAGTCCGGTGCCTATTACAAAACTGCAGCAGCCGTCGCAGCCTCTTGCAGGTGCTTGAAAATCACAGCGGCTACATTTACCGCCGTGTCCTGCGCAGAGAAGATAGCAATCGCCTTCGCTTACGCCTGTTACGGTTTTTTTAGCGTATGCTCCGGACCAGCCCGGAAGTCCGCCGTGACAACCTCTAGAACCAGCACCGCCGCCGCCGCCGCCCCAGACGTGAAACTCTACTTCGCTTACTCCGGCAGGAACACACCATCCGCAGACTGTGCCTCTGTTGTAGGAGTCACAACAGCCGGAATGACAGTCAAAACCATTACAGTATGCAATTAGAGTAAGTGTTTCCCCTGCATATTGACTAACTCGTACCGCGCCGGAGTCTATGTCAGTTTGAGTAACTTGATCGTATTTGTCTAATAGGTCTCTTAGTTTTGCCATTAATAACTCCAGCTTATCTTAATTAGCCCTGGTCCTCCTGGGTACCCGCAACAACAGCCGTCGCCGCAGGCTCTTGATGAGTTTCCGCCCATTCCGACTGCAATATATTCTCTGGTTCCACCAAACATTCCAGCTGCAAAATGACCCGGGCGGCATCTATCACAGTTCGGGACTATATTACAGTGAGCGCCCATTACCTGTAAACTGTTGCCGGAACTGTTTAATCCTCCAGGAGATCTAAAAACCTGTTGAAACGCACACCAGTTACCATCTAGATCGCAGTTTGCAATAATTTGACTGTGTCTACCCGGAATGCCACAATTTGTGCCGTAATAACATGCACATTCGGTGTCGTAGTTAGGCGCTTGATACATGCCGCACGCGTCGTTTACGGGAAAATTATTATGTATACAAAGCTGAGTACAGCCAGGCAATCCGCCTTCTGCACAAAAATTTGTTAGGCCTGTGCCTGTTATAAAAGAAGTGCATCCTCTAAAACCACAGGTATTATCGGATGAACAACAGGTTGCTGGACCAACACACATGAGATATTGCTCTCCTGTAATATCAGTTTCGGTAACCCGCACAGTTTGTCTAGCATATGCACCGCTTCCTCCGGGCCAGCCAAATGCACAACCGCAAGAGCCAGCACCGCCGCCACCGCCGCCCCAGGCTTCGAACGTAACAAGTCTTGCATCGTCTGGCACTACCCATTGATCAAAACAAGACTTGTCATTATCAGTATCAAATACCTGTGTGCATCTATTCATAAAGTATACCGACTCGTCTGCCCATTCTAAAAAAGCAGGCTGTGCAAGCGAATCGAAATATTCTGCAGGTGCTATATCTAAGAGCTGTCTCAATGAAGCCATTCTAAGTTCCTATAATTATCCAACCGTATGTAATTCCACTGTACATCAGTGTAAGAGAAGTTCCGTTCAAATCTAAATCTAGATCTTCTGCACTTCCAGATATCAACGATCCGTTTCGTGCTAGGTCTACATTGTTGTTTGCAAAGTCTCCGCCTACATCAATAATTTGAAGAGTATCATTTACTAACAATGAGTTGTTGGCTGGAAGAGTAATTGTAAAGGCGCCTCCTGTAGAGTCTGCTAATATTCGGTCATTAACAGATGCATTGAAATTTGCACTTACTTCTCTTATAACAGGGCCTGCTGTTCCTGTGGTTGATATGTATCGTCCCATGTATCTTTCCTCGTTAAAGTATTTATGTCGCTGCTGTTTCTATGCCGAAAGCAACTGCACTTACATTTGCGCTTGATGAATATACGACTATGTTCTTTGTAGCATCAAGAACAATGCCGGTTCTTTCTAAGACGCCTTTGGACAGTATTTCTGCATCGTATTCGATGTATTCTGCGTTTGTCGGCGTCTGGTTGTCTGAAATTGCAATTCTTACTGCTATTGCAGAATTACTGCGGTTGCATATTGATATACTTGCCACAGTAAACGTATTTGCCGGGCATGTGTATATTGTAGTGTCTGTGGCTGCTGTTAAATCAGCTGCGCCTATTCTTCCTGTTGCCATTTAATTCTCCGTTAATTTAAAAAGTAATGCATTGCTAGAGGAACGCCGTCGACTCCTTCTGGAAAGTTCATTTTCTGTAAAACATTAATTTGATTTCCTGAGGTAGTTAATATACGGTCTGTATCTATCTGTACTTGACCTGCTGTAATACTATTTACGTTAAGTGTTGCAGCGCCGCCGCCAATCTGTGATGTAATATAGGTCCTGATTGCTCTTTGAGTAGGAACAATATTATCACTGTTAGCTGCAAAAGTTCCGTCTGTGCTAAATTCTTCAATACGCGCCCCTGAGCCACCTAGTGCAAGCTCGCCGAGAGATAGTTCTTGCAGTCCTGCGATATTGAATGCATCTGCATTTAGAGACGCAACTCCAGTAGCCTGTTCAACGGAAAATAAATCGCCTACTCTGAAGTTACCATCCTGGTCAGTGGTTGTAAAAAATACTCTACCGCCGCCGGATTCTGTTGTTTCTGCTTCTGAATCTGGCTCGTACTCAGGTTCGTTTGGATAATTTGTTTCTTCTTTATTACCGGTGCCGATATCAAGAAAATCATGACCTGTAAGTCGCACCTGACTGTATCTAATTCGTAACACCATATCTTCGTCATGATCTGGTGCTTCTGACACAGTAAGATTTGGCGATATCTGAAATTGCGCAGTATAGTCTCCTTCGTCTCCAAGAAACTCTCTTACAACTACTAATTTAAAATATTGATTAGGCAATCCTGCGAATTCGATATTACTGCCTGGTTGGGGCCGTTCGCTGAGATTTTTAACTCTTACAAATTGACCTGGCTGGAACCTGTCTGCAAATCCATCTCCAGACACTGCAATACTGGCAGTATTATAAGCAGTTCCTCGATCGATCCAAGTAGGTTGAGATAATACACCGTCAGCTACTCTAATCTGATACGGTGCTTCAACTGTGTTATTTGGATCTACTATAGTTAATCCTTGGTCAGCAGCGGGTTGTGTATATCCTGAGCCCGGATCCCATATTAGAACTTTAGAAATTTTACCATTGTCTACAACAGCTCTTCCTTTTGCAGACTCTGCATATCCGCCGCCCGGCGGTGGGTCAAACGTTAGCCGTGGTTCTATTACATAGGCAGTTGACGAATCTAAACTATTTTCTATGCTTTTGCCTGTAACATGATCCCACCCGGGAGTGTCGTCACTATATTTGTAAATTTCTGCACGCTTTGTTCCCGGGTTATAAGAATCTATATAGCCATATTGACCTGCACCTTTACCTGCAACTAGCCACACTGCCATGCCTTCGTATTCGCCAGCAGTTGCAACTGGGTCAGTTGCTGATATTGTTATTCCAGTAGCGTCTCCTATCTGCGCAGTATTGTCTCTAGAGACATAATCTTCTCCACCGAGGTTGTCATTTGGATCTAGCAATCTTACTTCAAATATACCGCCAGTTTCAGTGGTTATAGAATCAATTTCTTCGTTGAATCCGTCTCCAGATATAGTAAACTCGGTTTCAGCTGGAGTATAATCTTGTCCTGCATTAAGGTATTGGAAAACTAAAATATCATCGCCGTCGGTTAAAACACTATCCACTATTGCTTCAAAACTTCTGTTGTCTACCTTAGCAGTGATAGGAATTTCAGTATTATCTACGCCTTCAGATATTGTTCCAAAAGAGCCGTAAGACGAGTTACCGTTGGTTGCTCTTATTTTGCCGCCGTTTTCTGCTAGATATCCGATATATCCATAATAAGAGAATACAGATACTAGTTCCGATCTTCCTAAATTGGTTACCCAGGCTCCTATTCCATCTGATAATACCTGCGTAAAGTCGTTTGCTACGATCGAATCGTTACCACTGTTGTGAAGATCTCCGTCTACTTTCATACCAATGCAACCGGTGCCGAATGTCGTGACATTTTGTACGTAGGGCGATTTATTTCTAATCCATACACGCTCGTCTGCTGGCCCCCAGCCTGGATCAAGGCTGCAGTATGCGCCTGCTAATGGTCGTAATGTATCGTATTCTATATCTGCACGTAGTCCTGTCGGACTTGCTGTTCCTGTAGTTCCGCTTGACGCAGGCTGCACTACTACTATACGATCGTCTACTGCATAGGTTTCGCCTGTTGTTCCGGCAACATTATTCCAGTCTGTATCTCCTAGATTGGTTATTTTATATTCTTGATCTATAATTAATAGCTCGGGATCTATGTCAGTAATTGTAGTATTATCTACTCTTCTACCGTCTAGACCTGTTACTGTGCAATTTCGTAACCCTGTACCGTTTCTAAGAAAGAACATGTTTTCAGTAACAGAACCCAATACAGAATTTACATAATAGCGAGCAGCAGTAAGTGATTTATAATTTCCAGTATAAATTAAATCATACTGCACAGCGTCTATATATCTAGCAAAAAAATCTTGATAATGATCTTCGTTTACTGTGTATGATGGATATTCGTCCTTTACAAATGCTATTGCTTCTGCAATCAAAAAGTCCTTATTTTTTGCGATTGCTTCGCGAGCAAAAGTATAATTTGTAGATGTTTGCGGTGTGTTTGCTCCAGCAATCAAAGGAGTTGTAGAGTCTTGAGTTCCGCCGTTAAGTTCGAAATCAACGTAATCAAAAATCTGCTGGAATAAATCTGTTACAATGTCAGAAACAGCAGAATTGCCAACTACCGGATTAGTGTCAACATAGCTTTCTGTGTTTGTTGATGACGCTGTAATATCATCAACTCCTAACACTATCGAATCTACTATATTTTTTAGTCTATCAACAGCATCTAGAGATTTTGGTACATCGTTAGACTGTACAAAACCGGCAGCCGGTGTAACCTTGGTAGACCTTAATTCGTCGCCGACTATTGCAGTTTGTTGCGGAACTGAAATAGGTAGAACTTCTGATTGAATGCCTGTTTTTACAAAAATTGTATTGTTAGGAATAATCTGTTCTGGTAAATTAGCAGTGCCATTCGTGACTGTTTCTGTTATGATTCCAATTAGAGAAGATATAATAGTCTGTGCGTTCAATTCTTCATCTAACTCAGAGTCTTTAAATTGATCAAAAACAGGCGTTGCTGAATTGAGTGTTTGATAGCTAGTGTCTGGGTCGACATTCGAAATTACGGCATCAATTAGAGTGTCCAAATAATCTAAAACATCGTTGTTTTCAGCAGATTTATTTTCTACAAGCACTAAATCGTTGTTATCATAATCAATAGCAGCTTGTCTTACATCTGTGTTTCCGCTATAGCTTAGGTCATGAATAATAGCGTCAACTATTATACCCACGTCAACGAAAGCAATGTTGCTATCATATTCTGAATAATCGCCGGTAAAAGGTGCGTTAGATTCGGCAATTTGATAATCTATATACTGTGTAATTTCTTGCTGAATAAATGCACGATTCAAAATAAGTAATGATTTTGCGTTTGGATTGAGTGCGCCTAATTCTACTTCCTTAGCAGCATATTCTATACTTGCCCAAGGTTGGTCGATTGTAGTTCCGTTAACCGGCGCTGGTCTGTCGAATCCGTCGTTGCTGTTTACGTACCAAACGTTTTCTTTTGAACCAAAAAACTTCCATGCCGGCAGTTGCGTAGTCTCATCTACTGCTAAAACTTGTCCGTTTTGGCCTATTGGTAATCTACTAGGGCCGCTGCCGCTGTATATAAGGAGATCCCCGTCTTGATCTAAAACACCATTCTCTGGTCCGCCAGCGAGAATATTCCAATATTCGCCGAGAAGATCTTGTTCAGGACTGTTTTCATCTACCGAGTCGTCGGCTGTGTGTGTTTGAACGCATACATAACTGTTAACACTTTCGTTTACTGTGCCGACGTTAGTTGTGTAACTTACTACGTCTCCTAAGTCGTAAAAATCTCCATTCGTCCATTCTTCTTTCCAAAACAGACCACTGTTAAGCCTTTCCCAATATTCAGGCCAGTCTGAAAAATTTTCACTGTCGCCTGGATGAATCTCTTGATCATGGTCTTGTATACATAGGTATGTATATCCGCCTACTCTTACAACATCTCCTACTTTATAATGTTGATTTGTGCTATCTGTCTGATAGTCTCCGACAAATCTAAATCCAGTGTTAAATAAATCCCAATCATTGGGATTTTCTGTAGGCTTACTGTTGCTGTTATTTGTAACAGCAACAAAGTTGTAGCCGCCGTATGTAACAAAATCTCCAGGCTGGTACAATGTGTCTTTATCCCAGCTATCTTCAAATTCAAAGCCTTCTACAAATTGACTCCATTTGTCTTCGTCAGTTGTAAATAGAAGATCACTTGTGTGCGGAGTTTCGCAAATCCATAAACCTGCCCCGTATTTAACTACGTCATTTATTCTGTATCTCACAGAAGGAGACCAGGTATTTCTATATTCAATACCTTTGTGAAAATCGTCCCATTTGTTTTGATCATCTTCTAATCCGAGTGCTATGCTCGAAGAACTTGTATGACCTGTATTACAAACGTAAACTTTGCCGCCGTATCTAACAACATCATTTAGTCTATATTCTGTATTAATTGTCCAGGTATCTCTCCATTCTATACCTTTAGAGAAAAACTCCCATTTATCTGAATCTGATTCTAAGCCGCCGGTTTCGGCATCACTTGTAGAAGCAGAAGTATGTGCATCTATACATATATAGATAGTAGAATTATATTTTACTATATCATTAACTTTGTATCTTTCAGACGTTGTCCAAAGACTTTTATAATCGAATCCTTCTGCAAACAAATCCCATTTAGAAGAGTCTGCTTCTAGTCCGTTTTCAAATGTCGCCGCGCTAGTATGAGCAGTATTTGCTATGTAAAGATATCCGCCGTACTTAACAATGTCGTTGACCTTGTAGTATGTATCGGTGTCCCAGTCGTCTTTCCATTCTTGGCCGTCTGATATTTTATTCCAGAAGGATTCTAGATCAGTAGGAAAATCGTCTGAACTTATATGTCCGGCAATACAAACATAGGTATTGCCGCCGTTTCTTACTACATCATCTTTATAGTATTCATTACTAGCGGTCCAGTTGCCTTTCCAGACAAATCTTATTCTTCCTAATTTAAATTCAGCCATTTATAACTCCAACTTAGCTATTTATCGTTATCTGAGACAAAAGAACCAGCGGCATTAAACATTATTTGACAAAGATAATGTCCGTCTACGCCTCCTGCTAGCTGAGCTTTTGTGTTGAAATTTATATCTACGTTTCCTGTAGTATCTATTTCTTGGTTTCTTATTCTTACTTGTCCGGCAACCAATGTGCTTGTTTGTGCATTTGCGCCGCCGCCGGATATACGTCCTGATATAAATGTATTTATTGCCCGTTGGGTAGGCACAACGTTATTGGAGTTTGCTGTAAAATTAGGATCGGTTGAAAATTCTCTTATAACAACTGCTGTGCCGCCGATTTGAATTCCGCCTAGCTGTAGCTCGTCTAGGCCTTGCAAATCAAACTGTGAAGCACTTATTGTTACTATTCCAGTTGACTGTTCTACTGCAAAAAGCTCTCCTACCCTGTAATTACCATCTTGGTCTGTTGATGTGTAAAATACTCTGCCTCCGCCATTTGCTACAGTTTCATTAAACGGTTTTACATCATTTTCAACACTAGTGCCTACTAGATATAACTCAGGATAAGAAGTACTTTGTTGATTTCCTGTGCCAATATCTAGAAAATCATGACCAGTTAATCTTGCCTGACTATATCTAGTCCGCAATTGTATTTCAGTGTTGTGATCAGGTGATTCAGCAAAGCCAAGACTTGGACGAATTTGAAGAACTGCAGAAAAAGGTGCAGTTTCGTTTGTTAGCGTTAATCTAGATACGCTATATCTTTCATCGTCGATGCCTATAATATCAAGGTTAGCCCCTGGTCCAACTTCGCTAGATAAATTTTCAATGATTAATTCATCTCCAACTTGGAATATATCTGCAAAGCCGTTGCCTGATACAATAGCTGTTGCGGAATTAAAACCGTCTCCGCCTTGTACAATTTCTGGTTGCGGCAGAACACCGTTTTGTAATTCAGTTTCAAACACAGCTTCCCTGTCATTACCATTATCAAATATTGTAATTTGCGGAGCCTCAGTGTAGTTACTTCCTGGGTCGTAAATTAGCAAGTCTGAAATCTGAGCTGATTCTACTATTGCTCTTACTTTTGCTCTGCAACCAGTTGTAACGGTATTCCAGTTTGAACTCTGTGAGATTACTACCCATTTACCATCATTATATACACTGTTTGTCCAGACCTCTGTTTCTGTAAGCAAAAAATCACTGCTATCATCGTCAAAGGTGCGCCAAACAATACCATCTTCAGATTTTGCTATAACATTGCCTGCTGCAGTTGCTAGGAATACTCCGGCACCGTAAGATATTTTTTCAAAGCCTACAAGGTCGGTTTCCTGTTCGTACCAGTTTACACCGTCAATACTTGTTGCTGCATAGACATTAATACTTCCAGAAGAATCGGGGTATGACCCTAAAGCTACAAATTTATTCTGTCCATAGATTAGATCACTCCATTCGTATTCACTTAACACTGATCCTGTAACTGTCCACGTCCCACCATTATCCTCGCTTATAGCAATGTCTCCGGGCTGTCCTTGATCATTTTCCCCTATCAGTACAAATTTGTTTTTTCCATGGGCTGCTTGGACCCAATTTTGTCCTCCTCCCGAAGTGTTAGTAATAGACCAAGTATCGCCGTTGTCGGCGCTGTATAATACATTTTGACTGTCGCTGCTGACGAGAATTACATTTCCGTCAGCATCGGACGAAATAGCTGTCCAAAATCCGCTAATTGGAAGAGTAATAGTATCCCAAGAAACACCGTCTGCGCTTTGTAAAACTTCGTTAACGGAATTTCCGTCGTTAGACTGCGATTTACTAGCAAGATATTTAGAGCCGGTATACACAAGTCCTGATATCGGATCGTTGTCAAGATTGCTAGTATTCCAGCTTTCTCCTGTGTCAGAATAGGCTGCTTGGTTTGTTCCGCTTGATGTAGAAGTAACTGCTACGTATTTGTCTCCGTAAACAATAAATTTCCAGTCTGCTGACCCAGGCCCACTAATAAATTCTGACTCTAATATCGGAGATTCTACTTCTATGCTAGGCTCAATTGTATATTGAGTAGTATCGTCTAGCACAGTCTCAATCGGGTAGCCAGGCTGCCAGTGGTCCCAGCCTAACTTACCGTCCGATTCTCTGCTTACTACCACTTCTTTTGTTGTAGCATCAAAAGAAGCTATTTTCGCATATTGTCCTACACCTCTACCCGATTGTAACACAATTCTTTGACCCACATAATCTTCTGCGGTATTTTGATCTGCTAATGAAAGGAAAATTCTTTCGTTATTTCCTGATATAGCATTGTTAGAAATAAATGTATATCCTGTGCCGCCTGGAATAGTAGAATCGCCTGGATCTAACAGGCGAATTTTATCAATAGCGCTATTTCTAAATTCTTCATAGGCTGCAACTGCCCCGGTACCAGACCCAGAAAATTCAATAGTCGCATTGCTATATGAGCGCCCTGCATTAGAGTATCCTAATGCTATAATCGGCTGTTCGTCTACTCCTTCTGTGATTATCTGACCTACTTGAGCGTCTTTACTTCTATTATTAACTGTGGCTACTACAGGATCTTCTGTTTGATCGAATCCTTCTGCTACAGTACCAAACTCTCCATAAGAGTTGTTGCCGTTCGTGGCTCTTAAAATTCCGCCATTTGTGCAGAGATAACCTATATGGCAATAATACGTAAATACCGAAACCAATTCAGATCTACCTACATTATCTGCCCAATATCCTATACCATCTGATAAAATTTGTGTGAAGTCATTTGCAACGATCGACCTATTTCCAGCGTTATGCAAGGCACCGTCGACTTTCATTCCAATACATCCTTCGCCAAATGTCGTTACATTTTGAACATAGCATGATTTAGAAGTAATATGCACAGATGTATCGTCTGGTCCTGTGCCGGGATCAAGCGAAACAAATGCGCCTGCAGTGGGTCTTCTTGTTAAAAAACTATTTAACGGTCCTAATTCTCCTTTCAGACCGCTGAGAGTCATTTGTCGTATTCCAGAGCCGTTTCTTACATAAAACATATCACTCTGTTCATAACCTTCGGCCGGAACGATTCTTGTGCTCCTTAATTCGTCTCCGACTAGTGCCACATCTGCTGGAACTGATATAGGAAGAACTTCTTGATATTCACCGGTTGCAATATTAATAGTAGCTGGTGCTCTGCTTGACTGGTCTGCTAGGATATATTCACATGCGAATTTTACAGTTCTAAACGGAGAAGTTCTTGTAGTTCCAAAATTAGGATCATCAAATCCTTCTGTGCTTACATAATAAACATTGAGTGATTCGTTGAATGTTTCCCAAACTGGTCTATTCTGACTAACTTTAAGAGCATTACCTCCTGTTCCTAGTTCAAGATCAGTTGCTTCTGAATCATAATATTTTATGTCTCCTCTAGAATTTAAAACATTAGTTTCGCTGCCTTTAACAACAATCTGCCAAAATTCGCCTTGATCTGCAACATCTAGGTCCGGCTGACTCGATTGTCCTGAAAAGTGTCTTTGTATACATCTGTATAATGTGCCTTTGTAGACTATTAGGTCTCCTAGCTTATATTCGACTGCAGCGTCGTTAGTCCAGTCTGCTTGATATTCGTCGCCGGTGTTTAGCACTTTCCAAGATTGGGGGTCAGAATCTGGTTGTACATCTGTGCTGTCTGACAGCGCTACATATAGATAACCATTATCTCTAACAACTTCTCCTGTTCTATATTCTTCTTCGGAATCCCAATCTTGTCTGAATGTATAAGCTGTAGTAACCAGTTCCCAATCACCAGTGTCTTGTAATTTTCCATTGACAGATGGCACCGAGTCTAAATTGAATTGTAAAGCTGCATATGTGTATCCTCCATATAAAACTACGTCGCCTCTGCTATAATAGGTCTGAGGATCCCATGCGTTATCAAATTCAAATCCAGGAATAAAAATATCCCAATTCGCGCTGTTGTTTTCTAGAGCGTCATCTGAAGCTGTTGAGGTATGACCAAGATTACATTTATAAAGAGTAGCTCCGTATTTTATTATATCGTTTTTCTTATACCTAGTGCTTTCTTGCCATGTTCCTTTGTATTCTATGCCTGAAACTACTATTTCCCAATTAGCAGAGTCTTGTTCTAAGCCTAATACTAAATTAGCTGATACGTGGCCTGTAGTGCATCTATAGACAATGCCGCCATACCGAACAATATCGTCTTTTTTGTATTTGTTTTCGGGCTGCCAGTCTAGATCCCAATTATCTGAACGTGACAGAATCTCCCAATTAGAAAGGTTAACAGTAAGACCTTGGTCGAATGTATCTGCAGATAAATGCTGTACAATGCAGCGATAAGTTATGCCACCATAAAGAACAACATCTCCTATATCATAATAAGTTTCAATGTTCCAATTGCCCGTCCAATTTGTTAATCGTACATAGACTTTCCAATTTTCTAAGTCGTCTTCAATGCCTTTGGCAGCATCGCTGTTTGATTCATGCTGTTCGACACACTGGTAGAGAACTCCTTTGAATTTTACAATATTGTCTTCAGAATAAAAACTATTAGGTTGCCAGTCGCCTTTCCACTGATAACCGTCGAACATTAACTCCCAATAGCTTTGCAGCCCGCTGCTAATTTCTGAACCTAAATTTTCGTTAGACGTGCTGTAGTAGTATAAGTTCTGAGGAGCAGAAAACGGTAGTTCTACTTGAATTTGTCTTGTAGTAGCGCTGTCAAAATTAACAATATATTGATCAACAGTAACAGGCAAATTGTCTAGTAGATAAACTACTCCTACATTATAAGGCAGGCCACCTTGCCATTTGCCGTCTCTGAGAATAGAAAGATTTAATGGATGACCAACATTCGACGAGTCTGACTGATCAAAAATATGGATTCGATCTTGTAGCATTATCAATGACGCTTTTTCTTGTCCGTTTACAAAAAATGCATCTATGTTTGGATCTATAGTGCTAGCATCTACTGTAATGTCAAAAGTTACATTACCTAGCGCGTCTTTATCTGTATAAAAATTATTGCTAGAAGTATGTTCTTTTTTGCAAACAAATGCTTTGCCGTCGTAATAAACTATATCATCTTTAATATAGTCTATACCGGCGTCCCATGTTCCTTTCCAGTTAAATTTTATCCTGTCTAATTTAAATGTTCTCATAATATTCTCTAATTTTTACCGTCACTGGAAACTCCAGATTCATAAGTGTGGGATTCATAAATTTTCAAAATTAATTCACCTTCGTCATTGACAAAGTAATATATATCGTTGTTACCCCAAACAAATTGCTCATAGTTTAGATTTTCGTAAACTATCTCGTGCTTAACATTTCTTCCCTCAAAAAAATCTTCTCCTTCGGCAAAACTCGGAAGATTGTCTGCAACAACACCTGGCTTGTTTATAGAAATTGAATCGTTTTTTGAAAAATAATCTAGCTTACCAAGGAATAATTCTCCTTGCTCGGTTCGTCTAATACCGTAAAAATATCTATAATCTGTATTCGCTGCAAATTGTTCTAGAGTTGTTCCTACATACATTTATACTACCTCCACGTAGCTTAAGACTGCATCAATTGCATCGTCTATGTCTGCTTTGACAGAAATTGAATTATTACTGTCTAGTATTAATTTTTCGCCTTGCTGCACTGCTCTTAGACTAGAGTCCGGCGGTATTGCAGTATGTTTTAAATAAAATGCTTCTACGCTAGTATCATCTTTTACTAAGACGTCTACATATACAACGGATTCTGTCAGATTTGTAAGACTTAATCCAATTACCGTAACACGGGCTGCAGCACCAACTTCATACATTTGAATCTGCTGTGTGCCCACGTCTTTTGTTATAATATTTTTAAAAAATGTTGCCATTATTTTATCCTAATGTTAGTACAAGATCAACTGCTATATCTTCTGCATCTGCTCTAGATATACCTGCTGCAGACCCAGCTACTGATGCCCAGTTTACACCGTCATATACTTCTACTCTCTGATCTTGAGCATTGTATCGTGTGAGACCAACTTCAGAATTACTCGCAGGAGGCCGCTCGGCGCTTGTTCCTACAGGTAATACTAATCCAGTTGTTCCTGCAAACTTTACATAACCATTATTTACATTATTGAACAGAGTTATGCTATCATACACAGTGTTTGTAATTGAGTTATTTTTAATTTCAAAATTATCAATAACCACTGCGCCTGTACCGTTAGGATCAAGCACAAGATCACTATTAGTACTAATTGTACTTATCGTATTATTGTCTATCTGAATGTCGTCTATCTCAAGCCTAATTGCATTAAAACTTGTTGTGTCGACGCTTGCTACTTCTATTCCTCCTGCTGTAAACCTAATCGTGTCGTCGTTTGCACCTTCGGTAAGTTCTGCGGTAATGCTCGTGTCGCCGTCTACATCTTCTACGCCATTCAGTTTAATCCAGTTTAATCCGGTATATCCTTCGTATCTTGAAAGATCAGTGTTAAACCTTATTTGCCCTGCTTGAGGTATAGGTCTTTCTAGACTAGTTCCTACAGGTAATTTCAAACTGCCTACTGAATCTATAACGACATTCTCGCTACCGGGATCAATTACAAAATCTGATATTGTTGTAATAACATTAGCGTTAATACTAAAGTCATCAATAACAACGGATCCAGTGCCATTTGCTCTTAGTTCAAGATCAGAATTAGATTCAGTTGTAGTAACAAAATTATCATCTACAAGGATATTTCCATTAGTAAAAGAGTCAGCTGTAATTCTGCCAGTAGTAGTAAGCGTTGAACCTGTGATATCACCTAAAACATCAAGTGTTTGATTAAATCTTACATCATTTGACGGAACTAGTAAAATGCCTGTTCCGTTGGCTCTTAATTCAAGATCAGCATTTGATGAAGTAGTTGTTATGAAATTATCGTCTATGAGAATCTCTTCAAGCTGTACTGCAGCACCTACTGAAAGATTTTCGCCTACTGAAAGATCTCCTGTAAGATCGTAATCTCCAGTCTGAATTACATTACCTTCAACTGTAAAGTCGCCTGTGATTGTAGTATCGCCTAGACTAGTATCGCCAGATACTGTGAGATCTTGGTCTATTTCTACATCATTTGACGGTACATATACTGTGCCAGTACCATTTGCTCTTAGTTCAAGATCAGCATTTGACTCTGTGGTTTCTATAAAGTTATTGGAAATTGTAATGTCGTCGATGTTAAGAACATTAGCAAATAAATTACGCCATTCTTGACTTACGCCGCCTAAGTTATAAGTAGAATCTACAGCTGGAATAATATCAGAATCAATGCCAGCTACAAACTCAATAGTGTCTGTTTCTTCGTCGCCTATTGTGATATTTCCGCCTATTGAAACATTGCCTGTAACATCAAGGTCACCGTCAATATTCACATTAGAATCAATGTTAACTTCTTGAGAATCAGCAGCAATATTAAAATCACCTGTAAGCGTTTCGATTGTGTTGCCGCTTATTCTAAAATCACCTACGTCAATTCTTGATCCGTTTATAAATGTTTCGCTACCGCCGTCGGAGAATGTAATTCCTTGGCCAAGTTCAAGATTAAAGTTAGCAGCAGTAAAACTGATTTCTCCGGTGTCTTGTTCAATTAGAAACAGGTCGCCTACTCTAAAATCGCCTTTGTGATCTACGCTTACTGAACGAATCTTAGCACCATTGAGCTCTACTATTTCGTTTGGTTGTATAACAGTAGTAGGATCGTTTGTTACTTCTTTGCCATTTCCGGTATAAGCAAAATTGTGCCCTATAGCATAAACTATAACGCCTTTGCCGTCGCCTACTATTCCAAAGTCGCCATATACAGAAGCAGATGATATGATTCTTACTTCAGCACCGAAATCTGTAAAATCAGTAAGAGTAAATGCTGTCGCAGTAGCGCCGCCGGAAAATCTAATATCCTGAGCGAGCAATACGTCATCTTCGAATTCTGTTGATCCGTCTTCACCGTCGAATCTTGCCATTAACACAGTATCGTCTGTTACTAGTGCTCTCTGAGTAGGTAGAGGAAAATTACTGGTGTATTCAGCTGTTCCGTTTATTACCCTTACATCATCTATATTGCCTTGGAAGAGTTGCTGAATACCGTCAAATCTAACGCCTATGTTAAGAGGCTTTGAAGTTCCGTAATCTGTGTTATCAGTCCAGGTTCCTACTGAATTTCCATTTAGGAAGAGTGTGCCGGTTGTGCCTGATCGTGTATAAGCAATATGATTCCATGCATTTTGTGTAGCATCTGTAACTGCCTGAATCTCATTTACGCCATTTACAAATACTCTAGGCGTAAGTTCGTCTAACAAAATAGCAACAGCGTTATCTGTGCCTTGAGTTCTAAAATCAAATATAAGTTGTATGCCTGTGCCTTGCGTAGGATAAATCCATCCTTCAACGGTAAAATCTACAGTACCAAAACCAAAATCTGTCTGCGAAGAGAGAGACGCATAATCGCCTGTACCGTCTAACAGCAGACTGGAAGAACCAAACTGTTTAATGTTGGTGTCTAATTGAGCATCGCCGTTAGCTGTGATTGTTTTTCCGCCACGTTCTGCAGCAGTTTCAAAACTGTCTTGTTTTCCTAGCACAAAGAATTTGTTGTCAGGATCTACACTTTCTATAGTAGCTGATTCTAGCAGTGTAACACCGTCTGTGTCGTAGTATTCAACAGTTTCGCCTGCGGTAATTGTGCCGGATAAGCCATTAACTCTCAGTCCAGTTTCGCCTAGGCCGCCTGTGCCTTTAAATCCTTCAGTGCCGTCAAAACAGAAAATTGATCTTTTAGCAAAATATGTAAAAGATGATAACCACTCAACTCTTACGCCGTTAGTAAGTGTCATAGCATCTACGCCTGGCGTGATTAAAGTAACAGAATTAAATAGACCGCTTGCTTGACGACTAGATGCAGTCGCTACAGATCCATCAAGGAATATTCCTTTACCTGCATCGCCTTGATTAAAGCCTCTAGGGTCTTCAGCGGTAGTAACAGAACCCTGCGTTATTACAGATACATTTCTAACATAAGGGGAACGAGTGGTTACAGTAAATCCTGGTGCAAATCTAAAACCATAACCAGTGTCATTTTCGGAATCGTAAAAGAAGTCTTTCAGTGTGATATCTTCTACCGTGCTTTCGCCGTTTAGCAGGATAGCGTCATTTGACGCAGTTGCACTGGTAGGTTTTACAGATACAGAACGTAGCCCATATCCTTTTAGTGTTACTCCTACGGAAATAGTAAGAGGAAATTCTTCTTCGTATTCTCCAGGAAAGATATGCACAGTGTCGCCGTCTGACGCTTGACTGAGTGCGAATTTTATACTCGCAAACGGATCCTGCATATGATCGCCGGAGTTTGCATCGTTACCGTTTTCAGCAACGAAGAAAGTATTGCCCTGTCTTAGAGTAAGATCTATGCCATCTACTTCTAGGGCTGTGCTTGATATAGAACTTGCTATAAGATTTTCTGTAAATACGTCTGCCCACTCTGCTCCGCCTTGTGTAGGATCTGAGCCTAGTGTGTAGGTGTTTGTTTCATCGGGTATAATGTCAGATGCTACTTCGGCATTGAAAGTAACATTATCGGTGTCCTGATCACCGATTGTTATGTTGCCATCTGCTTGTATGTTACCTGTTGCAAATATGTCGCCTGTGACATTTAAATTTGATTCGATATTTACTTCGCCGGTACCGTTAGGCGCAATATCTATGTCAGCGTTTGATTCATTGGAAGAAATTAGATTACCTTCTATTTCTATAGAATCTATCTGTAATTTGTTAAGAGATACAACAGTGTCAAGTGTAGCAAGGTTCAGAAATGGTTGATCAGTTGAAATTGTGTTGCCGTTTATGGTAATATCAGCTATTTCAGCTACGTTGTCAACGATAAGGTCTGTGGTTCTTGTAGTGCCTGTGACATCTAACTCGTGTTGAGGATTGCTATTACGAACGCCAATGCGCTGGTTATTAACATCTAGATATAGTAGGTCAGTCTCAAAGGCTAGATCGATACCATTGCGTATCAGATTAGACTTTAAGAGCGGCCCTGAAATACGACCAACAGCCATCTCATCTCCTCTACACGGGGATCCTGTCCCTCCAACCTATTTTTCAGCTTCTAGCTCTTTGCTGGTTGACCACAGTTTGTCCTGCTCCGCTCGGTCTAGCTCGGCATTAATAGTATTTATCGGAATGAAGTAAATCGAGGTATTAGCCTAAGATTAAGGTATAAAGCTCTACTAGCTCGTTATATTCGTCTTGTGATATTGTTTGAGAAGTTCCAGCTGCTGCTACATATTCCTCACCGTTGAATACTTCCATTACGGTGGTTTCGGTGTTATATCTTACATCACCTTCGGGAGGATTAGTTGCCTGAGAGGCTGTGTCACCATAAGGAATAACAACCCCTATTGCAGTATTGAATTTTACTCTACCTAAATTTGTATTAGCAAAAGTCAAAGAATCTGCACTGGTGTTCGTTATAGAGTTATTTTTTATTTCTGTTTCATCTATAACAAATCTACCAGTTCCGTTTGTTACAAAAGATAAATCTGTATCTACAGCAGTAGTTTTAAATACATTATTGTTTATGTTAATATCGTCTATGTTTATGTTGTACGACAGTAATTTACTAGAATCTATTGACGCAACTTCTTGAGAATCAGCTCGAAACTCGATAACAGGATTTGCTGCATCAATAGTTACCGAAGTCTCTCTGTCATCTGAAAAAACGCCGCCAAACGTTATTATAGAAGAATTAAATGCTTCGAATAGAGACTCGTCTTCATTAAATCTTATTTCTCCTGTTGTGCCAGTATAACCAGTAGAGCCGATAGGTATTTGTATTGAACCTATAGATTCAATTTTTATATTTTTATTAGGAGAAAAAATTGTATCTAAATTTCTAGTACTGAGAGTATCGTTTTTAAATTGGATATCCTGTAACGTTACTAAGCCAGTGCCATTTGCGGAAAATTCGAGATCAACATTTTCAGTTTTAATAAAATTAGTATCTATCGAGATGTTAGAAAAATTAAGTCTAGGTGATTCTACACTTGTATTGATATCTATGTTAGAAAAACTGTTTGTTCTGTTACTGAAAAAATCCTGATTTAAATTAACAGGTATTTGAGATATTATTTTGCCTAGGCTATTTGCTCTTAATTCTAGGTCTGAATTTGTTTGTGTAGTAAAAACAGCATTGCCGCGGATTGCGATGTTTTCAAAATCTGCGTAGCTTCCGATAGATAAATTTTCTGATACAGTTGCGGTACCTGACAAGATAAAATTACCGTCATTTATTAAAGGTTTAGTAATCGTAATATTTTGAAAACTGGTAGCTTGAAAAGAACTGGCACCGATTACTGTAAGATCATTATCAACTCTAACACTATTATGCGAAATTACTCTGCCTGTTTGATTGGCTCTTAATTCTAGGGCTGCATTGGATTCTGTTGTTTTAATATAATTATCATTGATTGAGATATAATCTACAGTTGCTTCAGACAGATACACCTTATTCCATTCTTTTGTGGTGCTTCCTAGATCAAATTCTGAATCTTGATCTGGTAGAAAGTCTTGATCAATATCAACGTTTAGTTTCACCGTATCCGTTGATTGATTCCCTATAAGGTTTAATGATCCTGCAAAACCAAAGTTCCCTGTAACAGATAAATTTTGTGTAATACTTGTATCTGAATTTACACTCAATTCGTTTTCAGGACGTAGATTAATTTCATTGTTTAATGATGTTAGATTATTACCTAAAAACCTAATAAGGCCGGTTCTTATGCGCTCTGAATTAACAAGTGTTTCACTGTCACCGTCAACAAAATTTAACTGTGTGAAAGAATCTGCATTTATATTAGTTGCATCTACAGTAGTAGTGCCTGTTTCAAAATCTACAAAGAAATTATCACCTACTTTGTATTTTCCATTTTGATCTACTGAAGTAAAAACAATAGCGCTATTGTTTAGTTCGGTAATTTCATTTTGTTCTATAGCAAGAGTAGTATCATTATCTGCTCGTTTGCCTGTGCCAACATAAGCAAAATTATGATTTATAAGATAGAATAAACAGTCATCGCCGTCTGCTATAGCTCCTTGGTTGCCGTACACATTAGCAGATCCTATTGATCTAAGCTCGACTCCAAAATTTACAGTACTGCCGTCTTCGCTTATCCTTCCTGTAGTACCGTTGAATCCTAATATAGCTTGATCTGCAAAGTAGGTAAAAGAAGTCAGCCATTCTACTCTTACTCCATTAGTCATTACTAGACCTTTTGCGTTAGGCGTTAGGAAAGTAACAGACTGAAACAGCATGCTCGCCGACACTGCTGAGGCATCTACTTCTGCTCCGTCTACAAATGCGCCGCATCCTGCGTCTCCTGAATCGAAGCCCCTTGGGTCTGTGCTAGTACGATTAGAGCCGTAGGTTAAAACTGTGACATTTTGAACATAGGGGGATCTTTTGGAAACTGTGGCATTTGGTCTAAATCTAAATGCGTAGTGCTCTTCGGTGTCACTGTAAAATTCAGACACTGTGAGATGCTGGACGATAGTTTCACCGTCTAGTAAGAAAACATCGTTAAATTCAAAACCTGCTGCTGGTTTGATAATGGTATTTCTTATGTCGTATCCAGTAACGGTAACGTTGTTAGGTACTTCTAGTGGCAGCTCTTCTTCGAAATTGCCTGGTCCTACCATAATTGCCACAGGTCCTTGAATGCTTGCATCTGCTGCTTCTAGTGCTCTCTTAAGCGTACGAAACGGATCTTGAGGATGATCGCCTGTGTTTTCATCACTGCCATTCTGATCGACAAAGAAAATGTTGCCTTGGCGCAGTGTATAATTGAATCCTCCTACTACAATACTAGATGTCGTTATAGACTCGCCATTTACCAATCTTGTGTATAGGTCTTTCCACCTTTTGTTAGCAGTTCCTAAACTGGGTGAATCAGAAGCATTTGGTATAATATCGCTGTTGACATCACTGGCAAAACTCACAGTGTCTTCTTGAAAATTGTCCCCAAATGTTATTGACCCTTCTAGAGTGATATTGCCAGGTGTAAAAATATCACCATCTACTCTAAGATTAGATTTGACGTTGGTTTCTGCTGTGCCATTAGGCACAATATCGATATTGCTGTTTGAAACAGTGGTTGAAATTTTGTTATCGTCTATTGCTATAGTGCCGTTGTCTAGAGCAGCAAAAACCACAGAAGAGCTGGCATTAAGTAGAATATCTCCTGATAATGACGTGATACTGCTGTCGTCTATAGAGTAATTTGGAAAGCTAGTGAAACCTGTTTCTAGCCTAGTAGTTCGAGTAGTTCCTGAAATAGTAACCGCACGCCCTGGAGAATCTGTGTTAACGCCTATGCGATTGTTTTCAACATCAAGATATAGCAGTTGAGTAGTCTGAAAATCGTTGCGCACAGCTAGATCTACGCCGTTGCGAACTAGATTTGCTTCTAGTAAAGCTCCTGATATTCTACCTATCTGTGCCATTCTGTTTCCTCTACAAAGTATTTATGAGAATAGCAGATGCTTAGGAACCTGCGGTGCCCCAGACGGGATAGTTTGATTGTGCAAGTGCAGAATTGTCGGCAAAGAATGGTGGTTCAGACGGTATATTGACGACGTTCCAGCTGGTTAGGTCTTGATTAAATGCTGTAGCAAGTTCGAACATGAAGTCCATATTAAAAACATTAGATGTATCCCAAGATCCGATAGGTTGATTGAAGGCTTGAGTAAAAGTGAACATGTCTCTCATATTAGAAACATTTGAGGTATTCCACGGGCTTATATCTTGGTTAAATGAAATTGCCCCACTGAACATGCTTTCCATACTAACAACATTAGATGTATCCCAAGATCCAATAGGTTGATTAAAAGATTCAGCAAAGGCAAATACATTTCGCATAAACAATATATTTGACGTATCCCAAGATCCAATAGGCTGATTGAACGCCAAGGCATTACTAAACATGCTATCTATTCTGTCGACTGATGACATATCCCATGAACCAATAGGTTGATTGAAGGACACCGCACCCGAAAACATTTGTTCCATATTAGTAACACTAGATGTATTCCATCCATTTATCGAAGAAGAACCTCCATTATTAAACGAATCTGCACTTCGGAACATGTTCCTCATACCAATTACATTTGACATATCCCATGATCCGATGTCTTGATTAAAGTTACTAGCACCCTCAAACATTTTACTAGTGCCATCGACATTAGACGTATTCCAAGACCCAATAGGTTGATTAAACGACGACGCATCTCGAAACATAAGGTCAAACAATTGCACAGACGATGTATCCCAAGACCCGATAGGTTGATTAAATGACGACGCATCTTGGAACATTCCACCCATAGAAATTACATTTGACGTATTCCAAGACCCAATAGGTTGATCGAATGACGACGCATCTCGGAACATTCCACCCATAGAAATTACATTTGACGTATTCCAAGACCCAATAGGTTGATTGAATGAGACTGCATTATCAAACATCTCTAACATACTAGTTACTGACGATGTATCCCACGAACCGATAAGTTGATTAAACGACGACGCATCTTCAAACATATTACTCATATCTGTTACACTTGATGTGTCCCATGAACCAATATCTTGATCGAATGCCGCCAGAGTCCGAAACATACCAGACATGTCAGTAACATTTGAAGTATCCCACGAACCAATAGGCTGATTAAAGGATGCCGCAAACGGAAACATTTGCGACATATTATTAACATTTGAGGTATCCCACGAACCGATGGGTTGATTGAATGAAGAGGCACCGAAGAACATGATATCCATTTTATTGACGTTTGAAACATTCCATGAGCTAATATCCTGATCAAAGGCCGAAGCATTTTCAAACATCTTACTCATATTAGTAACTGTTGACACATCCCATTGTGCAATATCCGGATCATTAAATGTGCTTGCGCCCTCAAACATGCTTTCCATATTTGTAATAGGTTCGTCTACAATGATGCCGACATTAGGAACAAACCTATATCCTGCAGGAGCATGATTGTCACGCCAGAATTGTGATGTTGGATCAGCTGGGGTATTTGACAATGCATAATCTGCTATTAGCCTACCTAGCCTGAGTCCCGTAAATGCTTGACTGGAAAAACTTGCTATTCTTGGCATGTGTCCTTATCCAAATGTGTTTAGCGATCCTAAAACTAGCCAGCTTGAGTTTTGTCTGATAAGTGTAAAACTCACAATATCAGTTTGCTCTGCTGTACCTGTAGGAACTACAGTATCTGCCCAGTTTATTGTTTGCGATACTCCGTCGATCTGCACTGCATTTGGTATATAAGCTGTTGCTCCTTGATTGAGCACTAGCACGACATTTATAGCTCTATTATCTGCGGTCGGAATATTTGTAAAATTAGCAGTAAAATCTGATGAAATACTGGAATGATACCATATTGCACCAGTTGAGAAATCATGAACCACAGTTCCAGTGGCACCGGTTTTGGTATTTAGAACTTCTGTGGTTTGTTGTAAAGAAGTCAATCCACTTACACTAACACCAGCAAAGGTTACTGAATCATTTGTAGCAACTGCTTGTCCGATTGAGATTTCACCAGTTGAATATGTAACACCGGTTCCTCCTGACAGATGACTATCAACCCGTGAATCTGTATAGTATATGTTTGAAGTACCTTCAGTTAAATCATCTGTTGATTTACTACCAAAATCAGTGTTAAAGTCTGCGGACTTGTAAGTGGTTACTGAAAACTCACCAGTGCTAGAAGAATATGATAGATCACCTGAAGCACTTATTAGATCTCTTACTTCTTGGTCAGTACGTTCTGTGAATGAAAATTCACCAGTGCTAGACGTATATGAAAGATCGCCCGAAGCGCTTACTAGATCTCTTACTTCTTGATCAGTTCTTTCTGTGAATGAGAACTCGCCGGTGCTGGAAGTATATGATAGATCACCTCCTGCAGATACAGCACCTCTTACTCGTGAATCTGTATAGTATAGGTTTGAAGTACCTTCAGATAAATCATCTGTTGATTTACTACCAAAATCAGTGTTAAAGTCTGCGGACTTGTAAGTGGTTACTGAAAATTCTCCGGTGCTAGAATCGTATGAAAGATCGTCCGAAGCAGATACAGCAGATCTTGCTCTTGTATCTGTATAGTAGAGATTGCTAGTGCCTTCGGTAAGATCGTCTGTGTCATTTGCTCCTAGATCTACCTCTGCCTTATTTCCGGTGTTGTTTGTAAATTCAAAGTTTCCATCTACATCTATAGAGATTTTAGATTCGCCTAGAAAAATTGAGTTACCGCTTAGATATATGTCTTTAAATTTAAGACTAGAACTGCCTATATCAAACTGTTCATTTTCTGCCGGTAAAATATTCCGTACTCTTATTGCACTAGCAGTGTTATCAGTTTTCAGCACAGGGTCAGCAGCAAGATCAAATACTTCAAATTGAAATTCTGCCTGCACTTCTAGGTCTTGAGTAAAACCAGAGGCAGAAACAGTTAATCTCCACGTAACTGATCCATCGAAAGTTTCTTCAAACGAATTGGTTGCTATAATCAACTCATCAGAACTACTTGCACTTTCGTTTTCAACAGTAGTATAAGTTCCCGGCGAAGCAGGATCTTCTCTTTCTAGTGTAAAGGAATAAGCTGTTACTGTTTCAAGTGGATCAATCGCAATAGCGTACGATAACACACCTGCACTATCTTCTGTAGTAAATTCAAATGACTCGCTGTAAGGATCGGTTGTGATTGTAGAATCAGAAAGTCTTAGAAGGTTACCTAGTGTGCCGTTACCTATAAATTCAGGATCGCTAGCTGCCATACCGTCTGTGCCTGCAACAGATTCTACAACACCCACAGTTATCCCATTTGCAACTAGATTACGGTCTGTGACTCTTCCGCGAGCGGCAACTGTGTGCAGAGTATCTGTTTCCGCTACACCGAAGCTGTTTAAAACTAACTCCGACTCCGATTCTCTTGAGATCTCTATACCTGAACCTGCTGTTAGAGAAATATCGTTTGTGTTTGCATTTACGTCCTGCAATCTTAGCTGTGTAGTGCCTATTGGTACAAATATATCGTAATCAACATTTATTTTGAAAGTGTCAGTATTCTCGTTGTATGTACCTAAAGACACGCCGCTGCCAGATTCTATTGTCATAGTGTCAACTACAGAATCTGCTTCTAAAACAACAAGTTCATTGCCTTCAGGATCCTTAAGCGCAATTTTCCTAAAAAAATCATAAAACGCAGTCATTAGATTAAGTCTCTATTTGTCAAAATTGTGTAGTGCAGTTACTGGCTTACCTAAAGGAACAGGAGATGTAAAAACTACATACCAGCCGTCTGCATAAGGAGCGTTAGGCCCTGAAAGATTGCCATTTGAGCTTTGTTCTAGAGTATAG